GAACCAGGAGCTCCGTGAGCTTCAGGATCGGCTGAATCTCGAGCAGAACGTGACCCGGCTTGCAAGCCAGACCGGTCGAGTCGGCAAGGGTCGGGCGTTCATCCGCAAGCTCACGGGCATGAACGAAGAGGTCAACAAGTTCGGTGGCGCTGCGTTGAACTCCCAGCAGCTCTACAACCGGATCCAGAACGGTCCGCCGCAGCAAAAGAAGAAGGGCGAAGGCGACGACTAGCTAGTTAGTAGAAGGGAGGGGTAACGTGGCGCTGTCCAACACAGCAGTCCCGGTGTATTACGGGCAGTTCCGCGATGCGGTGATGCGTGGTCAGATTCCGGTCAACCGGGAAATCTCTTTGGAGATGAACCGTATCGACGCGCTTATCGAGAACCCCAACATCTACTACGACGAGCAGGCGGTGGAAGGTTTTCTGAGGTTCTGTGAGCATGAGATGACTCTCACAGACGGCGGAGACCTCCACCTTCTGTTCACGTTCAAACTCTGGGCCGAACACATCTTCGGCTGGTACTACTTCGTCGACCGCTCTGTATACGTTCCCTCGGATGGAAATCATGGTGGACACTACGAGAAGCGGACGATCAAGATCCGTCTCATCAAGAAGTTCTACCTCATCGTGGCTCGAGGCGGAGCAAAGTCAATGTTCGCCGCGCTCATCCAAGCGTACTTCATGACCGTAGATACAGCCACCACGCATCAGATTACTGCGGCGCCCACGATGAAGCAAGCCGAAGAAGTGATGTCGCCGATTCGAACGGCGATCACCAGATCTCGTGGTCCACTGCTCAAGTTCCTCACCGAGGGATCCTTGCAGAACACCACAGGCAATCGCATGTTGCGGCAAAAGCTGGCCGCTACCAAAAAGGGCATCGAAAACTTTCTGACCGGATCCTTGCTCGAGATCCGGCCGATGACTATCAACAAGCTGCAGGGGCTGCGCACCAAGATCGCCACCATCGACGAATGGCTGTCTGGTGATCTCCGAGAGGACGTCATTGGCGCCGTCGAGCAGGGTGCGTCCAAGCTCGATGACTACCTGATTGTCGCCATCTCTTCGGAAGGCACGGTCCGAAACGGATCTGGCGATACAATCAAAATGGAACTTGCCACCATCCTCAAGGGTGAGTACCACGCTCCGCACATCGCCATCTGGCACTACAAGTTGGATGATGTCGAGGAAGTCGGTGATCCGGAGATGTGGCTCAAAGCGCAGCCCAACCTCGGGCAGACGGTCACCTACGAGACCTACCAGCTGGACGTCGAGAGAGCTGAGAAGGCTCCAGCTGCGCGCAACGATATTCTCGCCAAGCGCTTCGGCATCCCCATGGAGGGCTACACCTACTACTTCACTTACGAAGAGACGCTGCCACATCGTATTCGCGAGTTTTGGCAGATGCCCTGCGCCATGGGTGCGGATCTTTCCCAAGGTGACGACTTCTGTGCTTTTACTTTCATGTTCCCGTTGGGCCGCGAGAACTACGGGATCAAGACACGTTCGTACATCACCGAGCGCACGCTCATGCAGCTGCAGTCGGCCATGCGCCAGAAGTACGAGGAATTCATCCAGGAAGGTAGTCTTCACGTTATGCCCGGCACGGTGCTGGACATGATGGAAGTCTATGACGACCTGGACGCGTATATTACGTCGTCAGAGTACGACGTCCGAGCTTTGGGATACGACCCCTACAACGCCAAGGAATTCGTCGCTCGATGGCAAAGCGAAAACGGTGACTTTGCCATCGAGAAGGTGATTCAGGGAGCCAAGACAGAGTCCGTCCCGTTGGGCGAGCTCAAGAAGCTTTCTGAAGATCGGTGCCTCATGTTCGACCAAAGCCTGATGTCCTGGTCGATGGGTAACGCGATCACCTTGGAAGATACCAACGGCAATCGCAAGCTGCTGAAGAAGCGCCAGGAAGAGAAGATCGACAACGTGGCGGCCATGATGGACGCCTACATCGCTTACAAAGCCAACAAGGAGGCGTTCGAGTGATCCTCCAGGGAGGACATCAGCACTTCGCCTCCCCAGAGGCGGTATTGGTGCACCGTCGCGCACAGAGCTTGAAACAAGATGGATTGCGGCGTCTTATTCGCGAGAAGCCGTTTGCTTCTCCTGAGGCAGCACTAGCCCACTTCGGCGTCAAGGGCATGAAGTGGGGAGTACGCAAGAAGGAAGAGACGTCACCTCGTGAAGCAGCTTCTGCTCTGAAGTCGTTGTCACCGAGGAAGCAGAAGAAGGTAGACAAGTTCATCAAGCGCGCCGAAATCATGGGCACCAAGATTTCTGAGTTGCGGCTTGAGAACCAGAAGCTTCAAGGTAGGAATCCCGTCAAGATGTACGGGAGGTACTACAACAACCAAATGATCAAGAACCTCGAGCAAGTTCAAGCTCGAGCCCTGAAGGATGCCGAAGCAGTTCAAAAGGGTAGACTGACTTCTACGCAGAAGAGGGTCATCGTCGGTGCCGTTGTGGTGGGCGCGATAATCGCAGCTGGGGCGTTTTACGCGGCTAAGGACTCCGGCGCGCTCAACCAGTTCAATCTTCTTCGCAAGTCCCGAGGTCTGGCTGCCCCCTTCAAGACGAATCCCAAGTTAGGTGCGAAGATGAGTGCGTCTGACATCCTCAGTAAAGTCGCCAAACCGATCAATCCCGGATATTCCAAGCTGGGCGGCAGGATGAATTGCCGTCGAGCTACGTACGCCTATGAGCTACGACGTCGTGGGTTCGATGTGCATGCGACGACATCTACCTTGGGATGGGGGCAAAGCGAATCTGGGGTCATCAACGCGGTAACTCCTGGCGCTAGGAATTTCTATCGACGCTTGTCGGTTTCGGATGCGATCGAAGACTTCGGAACCGCGACTAAGGCGATAGGTGATAAAAGATCCAATCCCTTGGCCAAGCAGGTCATCACCGGGTTAAGGGAAAACCCATTTCTGTCTGATTCCACACCAATTCTTCGTGAGCTTGCAAAACAGCCCGAGGGGGCTCGCGGCGAAGTGTTGCTCCGATTCAAAGATTTCGGCCATAGCATGGCTTACGAAATCATAGGCGGCGTGGTTCATATCTTCGATGGTCAAAAGGCCAACCTGTTCGGTGCAGATACCAAAATCGAATCGAAGTGGAACGGATTTCACTCTGCCGACATCACCCGATTGGACAACGTGGATTTGGACTACAGGTTCCTGACTCGTTGGGCCACCGATGTCAAAGGAGAAGAGTGATGGTGACAGAATCTGAGGCATTGAAGATTGCCATGAAGTACATGGCTCCGGGAAGCAAGCTTATTAGGTCTGCCACTTCTGGTAATCTGTTCATATTCCAGATCAACGGACCTGATCCTCTGGAAGGAGATCTTGATCCGTTCTTCTCGGTAGACAAGACCACCGGTGCATTCAGCGATTTCTCGATCGTTGAAGCCGAACCGGAAGTGGTCAAGTACTTTCTGCTTTCTTAGCAAACCGCTTCTACAAACCAACAAGGCGGCGTTAGAGTGAGTCTTATATTCGCCTTTGGCTTCGGTTTCTGGTGTGGAATTCGCTGGATTTCGGCCAAGTGGGAAGACGAACCTATCCGTTACAACTTAGGAGGTTTCGAGTGATCCGCGGAGAGGGGCAGCAGCACTTCGCCTCCCCCGAGGAGGCGCTCGCCCATTACGGCGTGAAGGGCATGAAGTGGGGGGTTCGCAAGGAACGGAAAACCAATCCAGGTGATGCCGCCAAGGTGGCCGGAGTCAATCGTAGGCTTGCGGCAATTGGAGCGACGTATGCGGCGCTTGTCGTCGGTCGCGTCTACACCAACCGCCGCGATACTCGTCGACGCAAGTACGACGACGGTGCACATTACCAGGAGAAGCAGGCAGGACGCGAGTGGAAGAAGAACCATGACCTCGCTAAGAAGATGAGCGTCGATGAACTCTACAAAAACGTCGTCAAGCCAATCAATCCGAAATACGGCAAAGCTGGCACGAAGGCGAACTGTCGTCGAGCCACTTTTGCATATGAGCTTCGACGTCGTGGCCACAATGTGAAGGCTACTCCTTCGCATTTCGCCACTGGTCAGAGCATGAGAGCCGTCATGAACGTAATGGGAACCACCCAAAGGCCCCAGTCGGTTTGGGGAATGAACATGATTGGCGACCGTCAGACGATGGCTGCGATTAAGCCTGCTCAGAGGGCTCAGCGCGTATTCGATGCGCTCAACAAGAACCCCGACGGTGCTCGTGGCGAACTCGCTTTCGCATGGAAGTACGGAGGCGGACATAGTGTTGCGTGGGAGAAGCTCGACGGTAAGACCGTCATATTCGACGCGCAGAGCGGCATAACTTGGCGTGACGCCAAGTCTTTGACCAAGTACGCCCCTGTCATGAGCGAGACGGCGTACACCCGTCTGGACAACGCCAAGCTCGATACCGAATTTCTGAAGAGGTGGGCCGTAGATGCTGACGAGGATTGAAGCAGCCGACCGGGTGGCTCTCATCATTCCGGGAATCGAGGTTCAGGCCTGCGTTGCGTACAAGGGTCATTTTCTCGTTCGAGTTGAGCACGTCGATTCTCCCGACGAGGCAAACTTCGACCCGTTCTTCATCGTGAATTCTGAGACCGGCGGCGTTCAGGAGTTCAACCCGATGACGGATGGCGAACCTCTTGAGATTCATGCCGCGTTCGAAGAAGCCGGAGAAATCATCGACTAAGGAGGTACTGCATGCCGAGGATTTCCTCGCAGAAGACACGGCAGATGCTCCTGGTCACGGGGGATCCGCTGAACCCGAACGAGCTGCCTGAGAAGGTTCAGCTGTTCAACGAAGAGGGCGAGCCCCTCATGATCGGGCTCACCGGCGATCGCGCTGAGCTCGTTCATACGACGCTGTCCATCGCGTCGGGCGTGATCGAAGGATCAGGCATCGTCGTATTTCCGGGCTGGCGCGCCATTCAGCTCAAGACGAATCGGCCCGCTCGCGTTCGCATGTATCCGACTGCTGCTAAGCGAGACGCTGATCTCACTCGTGGTATCGGAATCAGGCCGAAGCCGGATGCCGGACGGCTCTTCGAGATCGTCACATATCCGGGCGCTCTCGACTTCGATCTGAATCCTACCGTCGATGTAGCCGCTCGTGATCCGGCCGACCCGACGTTCTACGTATCCGTCACGAATCTCGACACCATCGCAGGACCCGTCGTGACCACTTACACCTACGTCAGGACGGAGTGATATGCCAAAGCAACATACCACGGGAACGATCAACGCGGCGGACACCGGTTCTCTCGGTCTGGCGCTGGCGGAGAAGATTCGTGACGACGTCGCTCTTCATCCGGCATGGGAGATTGCCGACGACTTCACGACGGACGCGGGTTCCGCTGGTCACTGGTATGTTCTGCGCTGTCTTGCGTCGGCATCCGGTCTGCCCGCCGATTTCTTCGTCGTCATCGCACGTGACAAGGCCACCGGCACGCTTCGCGGCTTCATGTGCGAGGGCTATGACGTCGCGACCAAGGTCTGCTCTGGCGCGTTATTCGTTCCTTCGAATACCAACATTACATTCGACGCGCAGGGACGATCTGTTGCGACGTATACTCTCGGAGCAACCCTTCTGAGCAACGCCCCAGTTCCGTTCCACACCTGGGCACTCACGGGTATTTCCGAGAAGTACTGGATCATCGCCGACGACGACGCGTTCACCGTCGCTGTTGCTGGGGGATACAACGGCTTCTGGAAGTTCGGTACGTACGAGCCTGTCTGCGCAACACCGATTCCCATGCCTCTCATGTCGTGGGGTGACACAAGTTCGTGGGGTGCGGGTTCTTTTTTCCTCACACGCAATCCCGAAGTTGCTGGGATGTCGAACACTTCGCCTTACGCCTGCAACTGGAAGGCCGGAGGAACGCTCGGTTTTGCCGGGAATCTGGCTCACAACGACGCGCTGAATCAGGATCGGCGTACGTTGGCCCAGTTCGGCATGATCGTGAACGCCAATGCAGCGGATCGAGCCATCCTCGGATGGGCGCTCGGCAAGCAGAAGAACGTTCGTGTGGGCAACGAGCTACCTGCCGGACTTGCGTTCGGCGACTCGTTCGTCCTGAACGGAACGCATTGGGTTCAGCATCTGCTGACTTCACCCGTTCTTCACGACACCGGGGTGGCCGCGGCCTGATGACCACCTATATCTCCATCAGGAAGGGGTGATCCATGCCCAAAGCTTTTACAACAGGAATGCTGAACGAAGAGAGCGCGGGGGCACTGGGTCAGGTCCTTGCTGAACGTATTCGTGATGAAGTCGCACTGCATGCCGCATGGGAGGTAGCAGATGACTTCACAACAGCTCCGGAGGCCACCGGACACTGGTATGTTTTGCGTTGTCTCGGAACGGTATCAGGACTTCCTTCCGATTTCTTTGTGATCATCAACCGCGAGAAAAGCAACGGCGCGCTTCGTTCCATGCTCTGCGAGGAGTACGACGTTGCAACCAAGGTCGCTTCTGGCGGCATGTTGGGGCCTCGTACCGGCAACAAGATCTACGACGCTCTTGGTCGTTGGACCAACACCTACACGCTTGGCGCCAATGCCATCTCGAACGTTGCCGATGTGCCGTTCAACTCGTTCGGCAACATCGGCAATCTGGGTACGGCTCTGAAGTACTGGATGATCGTCGACGACGACGGTTTTTCAGTCGCCATCAACGGAGCTACGAACGAGTTCTGGAAGTATGGAGCCTATATTCCGGTGTGCGCCATGCCGATCCCAGTACCGATTTGTGCGTGGAGCTTCATTGGCGGCGCGAGCGCAGGCCTTCACACCTTGACTCGCAATCCCGCGCTTGCGGGACTTTCGAACGCTCCGGCGTACGGTCTCGCTTGGGTCACCCAGACGATCGGTTTTCCAGGCAAGCTCACGGAGAACGATGCCCTCAACGACAACAAGCGCATGGTGTCGGAAGTCGGCATGGTCATCAACCACACCAGTCGCTTTCAGACCGGGTGGGTTCTCGGCAAGCTCAAGGACGTTCGCATGGGCGGTGATACGCCGACCGGTGTCGCTTTCGGCGACGCTTACG